CCGGCCTGCAGTTCGGCGAGATGAATCCGGATCCGGAACGCGCGCTGCGCGCCGCGATCGATGCCGCAAAAGATGCCGGTCTCGAGGTCGACCTTGCACCGGTCGCGGTTGTACTCCAGTGACCATCATCGAACCTTGTATGAATCCGCTCGCTTCGATAGAATTCGCCTATCGCCAACGAGCTGCGCCACGCGCAATTCGCGGAGCGATCAAGTTTGCGGCAAGCCCACGGCGAAGCGCGCGACAAGTCTGGTTTTTCTAACCGGCCTTGCGTGCGCTTTTTTCATGCGCGCCGGCCACAAACTTGAGGAACGAAAATGAAACCCCGTGAAGCAACCAAATACGTCTTTCCCGTACTCGCGAAAATGGGAGTGGCGCTCGAGGCGAACGAAGAACGCGCGCATTCGAAATCGGCGCTATTGAAGGACCGCGCGAGTCTGCGGCGGATGGTCAACCAACTCGAGAACAGCGGCGTCAGTGCTTCGACTGACCCCGAGGCCTACGATCGCAACACCGATGCGATCACCGCGGCCGCTGTGCTGATCGACGATATCGGCACGAGGCTCAGTTGGCTGGAGGAGCCGGGCGCGTCCGCTGCGAGCGGCGCCGGCAGCGAACCCGTTCTGCGCGACATCAACGGCGACCGCATCGGCACCCTGTTGAACGCCGCCGCATTGCGCGACGATCGCCGGATCGCCTCCGCCTTGCGGGTGGGAAGCCAGACCATGTCGGGCGCGGGCGATGATCTGATGGCCGCCGCTGGTGACCAAGGCGGCCTCGCGGCATTCTTCCGCGGTGTTAGCGGCGGCAGCACGACCCCTGCAATCCGGGCGGCCCTGAACGAGGGAACGGACAGCACTGGCGGCTACGCGGTACCGAGTTGGGTGCTGGCGCCGATCATCAAGGGACTCGTGCCCGCATCGACGATGCTCGCCGCAGGCGCCAACATAGCGGTGCTGGACAAGCCCGGCGATTCGTTCGTGATTCCCGCAGTGGACACGATCCCGACGCCATCCTGGCGTCTCGAACTTGGGACAGTGAACAATGCCGGCCCGACGTTCCGCGCCGTCACGATCGTTCCGCGAAGCCTGGCCTTCATTTTCCAGGTCTCGCGCGAATTGCTGATGGATGCGCCCGGCATGAATGACGCGCTGAATCTCGTTATCAGCCAAGCGTTCGCGAAAGAGGTCGACCGTGCCGGCTTGATGGGTTCAGGCACCACGCCGGAAATCAGCGGCATCTTGAACACGACCGGCGTGCAGACCTACAACATGGGCACGAACGGCGCGGCGCTGACCTTCTACACGGACATCGTGAAGGCCAAGCGTGTACTCGCCGACGCCAATGCACCGGCGCCGACCGCGATCATCACCAGCACGCGCGAGGCGGAAACCATCGACCTGTTCGCCGACTCCTTGGGTCAACCGCTGCGCCGCCCGCAAGCACTCACGAATCTGCAATTCCTCTCGACAACGCAGATTCCGCTCACCGGTACGCAAGGAACCGCAACGGATGCGGCGAACATGTTCCTTGGCGACTTCACGAAGGCAACGTTCTACATGCGGGAGCGGCTCAGTGTCATGAGGCTGGATCAGCTCTATGCAGCAAGCGGAGCGATCGGCTTTCTCTGCCATGCACGTATCGACCTGGCGTTGAGCTACCCGCAAGCGTTCTGCGCGATCACGGGCGTGCTCCCGCCAGCGTAATCACTCCCTGCAGGAGTGAACGGACCAGCCGGCAGTGTCCGCAACAACACCGGCAGCGCGAGGCGTGGACTCGAGCGGACATTGCTCATTTCCTCCATGTTGATCGCGCAACGGCGCCGGCCCTGTGTGAAGCAGGGCCGGCCCTACCGATTGAACGGTGGCGCGCCGTGATGGTGGGGATGGGGGGTAAATATCTCTGGCCGGGCGTCTCTTCTAGACCGGCTGCCCAGTGTTTTTTTTGCATCCGCAATTCCGAGATTCCGACATTTTGAGGTTCGCCATGCCGCGACCGCGAAAACCGACCAACCTGCTGATGCTGTCCGGCGCACTTGACCACGACCGCAAGCGTTACGCCGATCGCGCGGGTGAGCCCGCCGACGATCGGACCTTGGGACCGCCGCCGGAAACGCTTGAAGCGCCCATTCGCGCAGCCTGGCTCGAAATCGAACGGCTCGCGCCCTGGCTGGTGTTCGCCGATCGGCTGGCGGTCGAGATCGCTGCACGCCTGCTGGTGTTCGTGCGCATAGCTGGCGCCGGCGGAGCATCACCCGCGCACCTGTCGCGGCTGCAAGCTGCGCTTGGCGCGCTGGGTTTGACGCCGGTTGATCGTTCCAAGGTCAGCATGCCCGCGCGAAGGCCCAACAACCGGTTCAAACAGTTCGGCAAACGCATGGGAGAAGCGATATGAACAATGAAGCAGGTGAATCGATCGGTACGGGACTGGCAGCTACCGATGAACGCACCTTTCCAATGGTGGCCCAGCCGCATCCGCTGCGCAGCGACAAAGTTGTCGCATACATGCGAGAGGGTCAAACACTGCGCGAGGCCCTTGGCGACCGTGCGGCCTATTCGCTGGAGGTCGAAGTCGGCGGCATCAAAGTACCCGAGCACATGTGGGACAAAGTGCGACCACGCGCTGGTGTTCCTGTTCACGTGCGCGTCTATCCGCAGGGCGGCAACGGCGGGAAGTGGTTAAGGACGATCCTGCTGGTAGTTGTCGCGATCTTTGCATGGGAAATTGCGCCTTATCTCACGGGCGAGTTCGGATTGTTGGCCGGCGCGAATACTGCGGCGGTCGCGGCCGGGCTCGCCTTGGTCGGTCAGTTGGCAATCCGCGCCTTAATCCCGCCGCCGACGCCCAAGGGCTTGAATGGCGCCAGCAGCGATCCGTTCAAGCAACTCGAATCGATCACCGGCACCAGCAACCAGGCCAACCCGTACGGCGTGATCCCGTGCGTGGTCGGCACCATGCGGTTTTAGTACAGTGAACGCGATCACTCCCCTTCCGATGATGAAGCCTGGCGAGGCTCGCATGATCGACGGCCGGAAGTTTTATCGCGTTGTCACGCCGGCGTGGCAGGTTCCACGTGATGTTGCTGTCCACGAAGCCGGGCACACGGTAGCAGCTTGGTGGACCGGGAAAGGTGTCAAGCAAGTCGTGGTGTGCCCAGCTGGTGAGTCTGGATTGAATTTCACCGAGTGCGAGCGCTGCTACATCGAAGGCTCTGACGAGCAGAGCGTCGCGGCATTCTGCAAAAAGCTAACTCGAAAGGAACTCAACGATCGCGTGACGCGCGAACTCGTGCAGTGCATGGCCGGACCGATGGCCGAGGCCAAGCTGAAGGGCTACGGTTTCGCTTGGCAGGCGATGGCGATGGATCCGGGGTATCGGCATTGGTGCGAGGGTGACCCGCCCAGCGATCTGCACGCATGGACAGCGACATCACACCTGCCAAAGCCGAAGGATCGCGCGCGCGTCGCGAACGCATCGATTGCCGTTTGCGCCAACATGCTCGCGTTCTATTGGGAGCGCGTGGAAACGCTCGCTGCGGCCCTGCAGCAACGTCACACGCTGACCGGCGTCGACGTGCTCGCGGTGATCGGAGAGGCGGCCCTGGAACCGCTATGTAAGCTCACGCTGGGCAATGCAACACTGACGTTGTGAAACGTTCGCGCAATTCGGGAAACGGCAAGCATGACCACGAAGGTTGATCGCTGCGCGTGCTGTGGTGAACGGATCGAAAGGCCGCGCGCCGGGAAGGTGTATTGCAGCGGCCGCTGCCGGACGCGGGCATGGCGTGCGAAGTGGTGCGCCGCGGTCATGGATCATGTCCGGGATCCGGACCGCTATCCGATGCGTCCAGACTGGGCGCGGATCGGCCCGCGCAAGCCGCGGCTGCGCATTGTGCGCTGATCATGCCCGGCGCACGGGTATGGATCATGGTATGGAATGCACGCCGCTTCGTCCATGAAGCGGCTATATTTCAAACACTTACAGCATAAAATGGCGGAGAGGGTGGGATTCGAACCCACGTTACGGCAATACCGTAAACCGGATTTCGAATCCGGCGCGTTCGACCACTCCGCCACCTCTCCGGGG